ATCCTCTTCCGGGCCGGCCAGTTCGAGCGGCCGCCCGAGTCGATCATCCGGGCGGCGCGGGCCGGCAGGGACCGGGTCAATATCAGCTACGAAAGCCCGCTCGCCCGGGCCCAGAGGATGCACGAGGTCGAGGCCATCTCCAAATTCGCCGCCTTCATGGCCCCTTTCGCGGAGACCCATCCGGAGGCCTGGGACAACATCGACATCGACGAAGGGGTGAGGTCGGCCGCGCAGATCATGGGCCTGCCCAAGAAGATGATCCGGGCGAAGGAGGGGGAGAACAGCGTGGCGGAAATCCGGGCGGCCCGGGCCCGGGCCAGGGGCGAGGAGGCGCAGAAGGAAGACGCGGCGCGCGCGGCCCAGATAGCTGGAATGGCGGCACCCGCGCTTAAAGAGATAAGCCCCGAGGCGATTAGCCGCATGGCCGAGGCGGCCGGAGCGGGGGGCATGGCATGAGCAAGGCCGGGGAGAAACAGGTTTCTCTTATCGGCGATTACTGCAAGATCCCCAGGCCGGTCATCGAGGACATGAAAAAGTCCTTCCACTTTTACGATTCCACCTTCGACCCGAACCCCTTCGCGACGGCCCGTAACGAGGGGCGAAGGGACGTGGTCCTGAGGATCGAGGCGATGATCCGCGCGAGCAAGGACAGGAGGCTCATCCGCGAGCTGCTGGAACAACCCGAGCCGGAAGAACAGGAATGAAAGGAGAATAACTTTTATGGACCCGCAACAGGGCCAGCAACAGAACCAGCAACCAATCCAGGATTGGAGGGCCGGCCTTCCCGAGGACCTCCGGGGGGAAAAATCTTTCGAAGTCATCAAGGGGAAGGACTGGGCCGAGGCCGGGCCGCAGATGGCCAGGCAATTTCTTGAGGCCCAGAAGCTCATCGGCGGATCGGTCCGGATTCCCAAGGAGGACGCCAAGCCCGAGGAGATAAGCGCGTTCTACGCCAAGCTGGGCAGGCCGGAGAGCCCGGACAAGTACGACCTTCAGCCGCCGATGCTGCCGCAGGGCGCCGGCTGGGACAAGGAGGCCGAGAAGGCCTTCCGCAAGCTGGCCCATGACATCGGCCTGAACAACAAGCAGGCGCAGGCCCTGGTCAAGTTCCACGGCGATTCGACCCTGGCGGCCATCCAGCGGGCCGCGGAAACGCGCGAGGCCGACGTGAGCGCCATCAAGGCGAAATACGGCGCGAGCTTCGGGAACCGCGCGGCCCTGGCGGAGAAGGCCGTCTATCACCTGGCCCAGGAGGCCGGGATCCCCATGGACAAGGCCAAGGCCTTCCTCGAATCGACCGGCCTGGGCGACCACCCCGTCCTCTTTGAGATGTTCGGCAAGCTGGGCGAAAGCTACCTGGAGGACGGCTTCATCCGGGGCGACCAGCCCGGGTTCATGAGCGCCGAGGAGGCCCGGGCGAAGGCCCAGGAGGAAAACCGGAAATACATCGAGGACCGGTCCAAGGGGGCCCCTCGCGACCCGGACCGGGAAGCCATGATCGAGAATCTTTTCAAGCTGGCCTACGGCGCCAAATAGCCGCGGGCCGGAAAGCGCCGGGCAGTCCCGCCGAAGCGGGATCCGGCTGACAGCCCGAACAGCGGGCCGTCGGGAGCCCCCCGTCAGCGGGGCGAGGAAGATCTTCACGGCGAAGGCAGTCTTCCGCCAAAGAGTGAACCCTTCAGCGAATTCACTTTTTCAAGGAGGACCGCCCAATGGCCTACGACACCTGGTTCGTCCAGCAGTTTCAGAACACCGTCCACCACCTCTACCAGCAGAAGGAATCCAGGCTTTCCCCGTTCACCATGCCGCCCGTCCAGATGGTCGGCGAGAAGCTCTACTGGGAGCGCCTGGGCGCGGTGGAGGCGGAGGACCTCGTAAACCCGCTCGGGGACACCACCTACCAGAACGCCGAGCACACCCGGCGCGCGGTCACCTGCGTCCCGCGCGTCATCAACCTGCTCATCTCCCCCACCTACGAGCTGCGCCAGCTCGTCGATTCCAAGAACCCCTACACCGAGGCCGCGGTGCGGGGACAGAAGCGCAAGCACGACCGGATCATCCTGGAGGCCGCCCGGGGATACGCCTACACCGGAAAGGACGGGAGCACCCCGGTCGCGCTTCCCGCTTCCCAGAAGATCGCCCACGGCAGCGCCGGCCTGACGCTGAACAAGCTGCACGAGGCCCAGGAGATCCTGGACACCGCCGAGGCGGACGAGGACGAGCCCACCGTCCTCGTCATCAACGCCAAGCAGAAGCAGAACCTCCTGAAGACCACGGAGGTCAGGAGCGCGGACTACAACACCGTGAAGGCCCTGGTGAACGGCCAGATCGACACCTTCATGGGGTTCAAGTTCGTCCGCACGCAGCTGATCTACAAGGACGCCTCCAACGTGTCCTACTGCGTGGCCTGGAAGAAGAGCGCCATGGGGTGCGGGGCGCTGGAGAGCGTCAAGGTCCGCATCGACGAGCTCCCGACCAAGAACTACGCGACCCAGGTCTACACCCGCATGGACTTAGGAGCCGTGCGCATCATCGACGAGGGGGTCGTGGAGATCGCGTGTCAGGAGTGAGATTCCGCGACCGGTCTTCGAGACTCGCAAAAAACTCCCGGCCCTGTCGGCCCGAGGAGAAAAATCAACGGAGGTAAAAACGCATGGCCGCAATCAACGTCAATTCCGTCGAGTACGCCAAAACCCTTGCCGTCCCCATCGACTTTCTGGCTCCCCACGAGCGGGGCGGGAAGAAAAAGATTCACAAGACCACCTACACCACGGTTGGATCGACCTTCGAGGCCGGGTCCACCATCACCGGGACGCCGTTTCCCAAGGGGAGCCGGATCGTCCGGGGCTGGATCGCCGCGGAGGCCCTCGGGACCAGCGTGACCCTCAAGGTCAGCATCGCCGGGGCCGACATTCTCGCGGCGACGTCTTTCGCCTCGGCGGCGATCGCGCAGATCCCGGACGCCGCCGGCGCCGTGAGCGCGGGCATCCTGGACGACGTGGGGGGATATTCCCCCGTCATCACGTCCGCGGGCGCGACGGCGGCGGCTTCCAAAAAGATCGTCCTGGTTCTTGAGTTCGTCAATAACTGACGAGCTGCCGGGTTTGCTCCTTTCCCCGGCAGTCCCGCCCCGGGGGTCCCGCCTGAAAACGGGTCCTCCGGGCTTTCCCGGAGTTAAAGCATGGCTTCCGACGTGGACATTTGCAACCTGGCCCTGAACCTGCTCGGCGCCGAGTCGATCCAGAACATTTCCCCGCCGGACGACAATGACCGGGCCAAGGCCTGCGCGGCCTTTTTCCCGCAAAGCAGGGACGCCGTCCTGAGGGCCCACGAGTGGCGCTTCGCGATACGGCGCCAGGAGCTGAACAAGGACACCCCCCCAAACCCGATAAGCGGATACGCCTATCAATACGTCCTGCCCACCGACCCCTACTGCCTCCGGGTTCTCGATTTGAACGACGACGACACCCTGGACTGGGTTGTCGAGGGGAGGCGCCTCCTGACCGACGAATCGACGGCCAAGATCAAGTATGTTTCCCGCGTGACCGATACGGGCTATTTCGACCCGCTTTTTGTCGATGCCCTGGCCGCCCGCCTTGCTATGGACCTTTCCATGGTAATCACGAAAAGCCAGAAGGTCCTACAGGCCATGGCAACGCTTTACGATTACAGGATCGCGGAAGCCAAGGCGATGAACGTGATCGAGGACGGGAAGGCGGAGGAGCCCACCGGGCCGCTGATCGAGGTAAGATAGTGCAGACCCGGCCAATCCAGAACAATTTCACCGGCGGAGAATGGAGCCCGAGGCTTGAATCCAGGATCGACCTGGAAAAATACTCGAACGCCTGTAAGGTCCTGGAAAACTTCCTGATCATGCCCCACGGCGGGATTTATCGAAGGCCGGGCTTTCATTACGTTGCCGGAGTGAAAGACCACGCCCGCAAGGCGAGGGTCCTGCCCTTCGAGTTCAACGTGGAACAAGCCTATATCCTCGAATTCGGGCAGGAG